CATGTCTTTCATCTTTTTAATTTCTAATTCACAATAATGAATTATTTTTTCTAAATCTTGTATGCCATTTTTATTTTTATAACGACACACATACTTTATAACGTTTCCCTGAAAAAAGGAAAGGTCATTCTTAGAAATAAATTCATACGGTTGAATGTGAAAATTTTTGTAGTGATTCCCGCCTATCTGCTTATCTTGTGGAAATGCGGTTTCAAATATATCTTTACTTGTCATAGTTCGTAGCCCTTTCTTGTTATTCTTGCTTTTAGTTTATATAGATTATTTCTAGCACGTGTTATTCCAACATACCAAACTCTATGTTCTTCATCTTGTTTATCTTGGCTTCTTTTAATTGCCTTGATAATTTTATCTCCAATATCTAAACATAGAATTACATTATCTTGTTCACCACCTTTTATTGCATGTATAGTGGACAGCCATATTCTTGCAGGCTTTTCTAAATCTTCTTTATTTTCTATTAGTTGTAATAAATATTCTTTATCTTCATCTTTAGCTAATCTAAATGCATTAAACCAATTTTCTTTTGGATCCCATTTAACTTCACCTGTAAAATCTTTTATATCTTTTATTTCTTCTTCTGTTAAAATTTTTCCCTTACACCATAATGTATAATTATTTGATGCACTATACATTCTGACTTTAATACTTTTACCTCTATTACTTTCAAAATATAAACCTTTCTCTATTAACTGATCTTGTATTTTTAACAATCTAGATATTGTTCTAGTTAATATTAACCATTTACCGGTTGATAAATCTATTTCATCTATATTATTTATTTCTTCACATTTACCTTTAAAATTTCTAGGGTAGTATTGTTTTAATTTTCTTAGACCAACTATATTATTTATAGGTATAATAGATTGTTCTTGTACTGCTTTAGATATTCGTTTAGAATACTTGAGAATTTTTTCTTTCGCAGGTTCATTTATGAATCTTTTTACATCAGCTCCAGCCCATGCAAATATAGCTTGATCATCATCACCAGCTAAATAGATATCTTTAGTTTTTGTTTTTAAAATATCATATAACTTCCATTGTAGAGGTGATAGATCTTGAGCTTCATCAATAAATATAACATCAAATTCTGGAACTTTACTAGGATTATCAATCAACATTTGTATCATGTCATTAAAATCTAATAATTTCTTTTTGTTTTTATATTCTTTTAAATTATCTTTTATATGTTTTAATTGTTGCCAATCTACATTCTTAGGATCATGTTCCTCTAAATCAAATTCTTCTCTTACAGTTGTACATCTATTTATTGCTTTATGTATAATTTGAAAATAAGGATTATCACAAGTTAGATAATGTGATTCTTCTTTGTTATATCTATCATAATACTTTACTTGTAAGTTTAACATTTTACCAAACTCTTCGTAATGATATGGCTGCATAACATCTTCTTTATTTACATTTAAACATTCAAAACCTAATGAATGTAATGTTTTAAAATAAATTAATTTTTTATTTTCTGCTGGCATTCTTTCTTTTGCTTCTAACGCTGCTTTTTTAGTAAATGCAAAGTAACCTATTTTATTAAGTGGTACACCTTTTCTTACATATGCTTTGGCTCTAGATATTAATTTATATGTCTTACCTGTACCTGGAGGACCATAGTATTTATAAATCATACTACTTCGTCTTCACTTTCTATTTCTATTTTTTCATCAATATCTTCTGGTTCTTCAAAAATAAATAATGGTATCCTTGCTGCTTTTACAGGTTTGAAATAATTACCATCACTATCTTTACCGGGAAATCTTTTTGTTTTACCAAACAATGCTCTTTTTTCTTCATCTGAATTTTCGTGATCAAACAATTCATTAGATATCATGTAAGAAGTTTTTTGTGCATCATACTTCCATTCTTCATTTTTTAATTTGTCAAAGAATTTATCAAACACAAACCATGCAAACTTAGATTCAACTAAAGGTCTACCACTTTGAAAAGACGAATGACTTGTTGCCTGTGCTCCATAGATATGTTTCTGTAATAATTTCTTTAATACTTCTAGTGGACTTGTACCTTCTGCAGGTTCTATAATTTCTATCTTATCTTTTGGTGTACTTAATAATTTAATTATATTTTCAAAATCCTGTTTCTTGATACTTGGTGCCATAACATGTGCTTGTTCAAACATTGTATTTTTAAATTCTTGTTGATTAGTTAATTTGTAAGTATTTTTAATATGTAACTGAACTGTTTCACCATCTTCATCTTCAACAGTTACTTTCCATTCTGGATTAGGTTTATAGTTTATCTTTTGTAAATTACTTAATAGAGGATAACTAGGTTTATTGTCTGATAATACACCATGTTTTCTTTTTACACATACTGCTTTCATACATACATCTGCAATTAATGGATCAGTACAAGTAAAACCTTTATTTTGTTTTTCCCAACTACTAATCTTCTTTTTAATATGATCATCTGTCCAATGTTCATCAAAAGAAAAATACTTTCTACCTGCTTGTAAAACCATTTTTTGCCAACTGTCTGCATATTTCTTTTTAGCAAACACCATATAATTATATAAAAATCTATCTCTACCATCAGTAAAAGTCATCTGCTCTTTAGTTAGTTTCTGTAAACATGGTGGTCCATCTTGAAATTCTTCACCCCACCTCTTAGTTCTTGATTAATTAAATCTTCTCTTACATTTTTAAAATTTTTAGGATCAACTAAATTGAGTTTAACTACTTCCATAAAAGTTTGAAATGGCATTAACGTTCCATCTAAGTTTAATGCTTTTCTATCTTCACCATTGTAAGGTAAGTTAATGAAGTTTCCATTTGATAACGTTCCATCAATAGATCTTAATTGTGTTTGTTTAGGAAATATTTCTGTAGCTTGTGGTAGTTTAAATACAAATAATAATTCTTCTAAAAAGTTTCTTATCTCTTTTGCTTTTACCAATCGAGTAGTGAACACATATAAATGTAGTCCACCACTCTTAGATAGGATAGGGATGATTGGCAATTTCTTTTCTTGAATTACTTCAAGATAGAATTTTCTGTTTATTGGATATTGGTCAACATCTATTGCACCAAATCTTGCCATACCTTCATCAGTACATGGTTGTATACCAATTGACTTTAAACCTTTGATATGGTCTTCGTAATCTTGATCTGTAACTGGACTTTTAGTCCATTCATGTTTCCATTTCTTTTTGCCTGTTTCCGGATCTACATATCCTTCATCTATTTTACAGACACCATAACTTCTTTTTAACCCACTAAAATATTCTATGTACTCTTTCATATATTCCTATCCATTTAATTTTTAAGGAGGGCCAGTCTCCCGGCCCTTACCTTTTCTTGCAAGTATTCCTTTAAGGAATTAGATAATATCTTCTGACTTTGTTTGTTCAACTTTCTCATACTTAGGTTTATTGAACCCAGCTGATACTTGTTTTTGAAACTCTTGAGCCGCAGTATATGCTGCTGCATCATATGAATCAGATACATCTAACATTCTAACCAAAGATGGTTTATAGATATGCCAGTTTTTATCTCCAGCACTTTTTTCTACAGTTTTTAATTTAAAGATTGCAGAGTATGCTGCCGGTTGAAAAGAACCTTTATCATCTGACATTCTTAAATTAGAAATAAGATTATTAAGTTCTCTTGCCGGTGTAAGATTAGATGATCTCATTGTGATCACCGCTTTTCTTGGCTCATCATTTACCATTGCAAGTACAAAGAAGTACATAGTTTTCTCAACATAGTTACCATTTGATAATCTATATTTGATACCTCTAATTTCTTCTTGTGCATCTGCAGGTGGTGTTAAATGAGTTCCAACTGGTGCTGATGGACCATCACCTTTTTCCTGCCATTCTGGATATCTAGTTTGTGAATGTGCAACTATAATATCCAAACCTTTACTGCCATCTATTAGTTTTCCAAAACTATTAGAATATATCATTCCAGGTTGTGCTCCTTCAACATACTTAGCATTTCTTGAATTACACTCTGGTGATAGTTGGTGTAAGATTTTTAGAATCGGTGTTGATACGTCATCTGATTTAATTTCCTCTGCACCTTTACCTGAATCGGCTCTAAGGTTTACAGCGGCTAGTGCGCCTGCACTATTCTTTTTTACTATTTCTTTTTCCATAGTAA